GCTTTCATACCAACGAATTTTGACAGTCGAGGCCGACCCATATTGAACATCATGTTGCACAATATATGTTGTAGCTCTTCATCAAAGTCATCAAAGTCTGGGTACAATACTTTGCACTCGTCAATCGTTACAGCAATGTCTAAAGAAAATAAGTTTCTAACTCGTTCTTGCTCAACAACGGTGCCGACTGGCTTGCCATATTCTTCGTCATGCTCAGTAATTAAGTGACCCACGCCACAGGTTGGCAGTGCTAAATGATCCAAATACACCTCGTATTTGCATCCCTCGTCTTCTGCGATTTCTTCTCTTAGTCTATCTTTGTTCATGGTGTTGTCCTTCCAAGACTCTGCGCCAATGCGGCTGTCGCAGGGTCGGGTAATAAGATTGGTGAAACTCCGCCAACAGTCCCAGCCCCACCAGGCTGTACGTTTGGTGCTTGAGTCATGGCTCTTTGTGCCGTTTGTAATGCTTGATTAGCTACAGGAGCAAGTTGCTGTCTAGCCGCCGCCGTTACAGGACGTACTTCTTCTTCGCCTTGTTGTACAGTCATTCGGCTTCCTTGAACTGTTGCGGCACCAGCTATCTGTAATGCCGCTTGAAAACCTTGCCCGTAAGGATCTCCAGCAACGATTTTTCCTTGTAAAAACTCTTTGACGCTGTTTTGTTGTCTAGATTTAAACATCATACGCAAAATTTTTGGATTTCGTAACATTTTTGACATTGCTAAATAACCCGCAGCTGGAATAAGTGCGGCAAGTGGGTTAAGCATAAATGCGCCAACGGTAAGGCCAAGAGCAATGGTTGGAGCAGCAAGACCACCCTTACCTGACATTGGTCGATTTGATGCTTTTGTCATGTTCTGAGCAAGAGTAGATAAAGATTCATAGGCTTGCGGGTTTTTAAACATGGCATTAATGACTTTAGGCTCATATGAGTCAAGAACAGTGCTAAGTTTGTTTCCGATCTTACCTGTTTTAAATTTTTCCATAAAGTCATCGCTTAACTTTATTTGTTTTACCATCGCCCCGCTTGCGTCTTGAACCACCTCCTCTGTAGTTCCGCCGATCTGTCGTAGAATACGACCAGCGGCGGCATCACGCACTTGCTCCATTGTTTCTGGAGCCAAGACTCGTTCAGCAAGTTTAACATTATCAACCGTAGAAAATATGTTTGAGGCTAGGACATCTGGGTCATTCGTACTCTGAAGAATACGAGTTAACTGAGCCGTGTCTGGCGCACTAAACTCTTTTTGTGCTTGTTTAAATGAATTTAAAGCGGCTTTTAAAGGACGATCTTGAAGCTCATCAACAACATTTGAAGCTACTTTTGCTTTTGATCTTTTTAAAATATCTACAATTTCCTTTATTTCGCCAAGCTCTGGTTTAAGTAATTTGTCTACCGCTTTATTTTTACTCATGATATTTGCCGCAAGCATTGTTCCATCAATAACTTCAACACCAGTCAAATCATCAACCAGTTTTGATTGTTCAATAGCATCTGTAAGGTACATTTTAGCAAGACCTTGACGAACTTGCTCTGCTTGCTCGGCACCCGTGCCTCTAATCGCGGTACGGTTAGCCACCTCTTCTTCGATACTTCTAGCGTAACGCTCAACCGCTCTTCTTTGTTGACTTTCAGGTGGTAGCCGCCGAGCTTCCTCTAAAGCCTGCATTAAAGGTCTTTCACCATATGTTGCCCTAGACAAGGCTCTAGCTCCAGCATCAAGATCAACTAACCCAGTCTCTGCGCCTAATGCCTTCCCTGTATCAACCCCTCTAATTGCCTTAAAAAGTTCTTCTAAGGCTTCTGGCTGATTATCTAATATTAAGTTTTGATAAACAAAGTTTTTGTTTAAACGATTGTTTCTAGCACTCTTAATAATTTCTTGAACGGTCAAGTTATCAAATCGTTTCATACCGTCTCGATATACCGTGTTTGCTCTAGCTAACGTATTTAGTCCTTCACTTAATTCTTCAAAAGACTGTCCTGAAGCCTTCAAAACAGCGGAACCTTTTAAAACGCTTGAGGCTAAATCAAGTTCAGCAGATTGCATAGCCTGATTAACTGCGCCTTTAATGCTCCCTAGTTGATACGCCGCAACATCGTTTAACAATGAAGGATTTTTTTGAGCGTCGGTAAGACCTGTGCGTATACTCGCAACATCTCTTGCAGTAGCAAATCGCCCAAGATCGTTAATTCTTTTAGCAAACTTAGTAGCACCGATATCTGCAATTGTTTGCTTATCAAGTTTTTTTAAGGCTTCTTTGATTCCTTTAGTAGGAATAATTTCATTATCTTTTAACGTATCGTTTACTTTGGTGTAAATGCGATCCATATCCTCATCAAAGATACGTTTTCGGATAGCAATCATTTCGCTTAAATCTGCCGGAATAATTTCATTATTTCTGATCGCACCCATTGCTTGCTTGAGTTCTTGTTCGGTGGCCTCATTTAAATGACGTTGGGCATTTGCAAAAACATTCTGTGTAGATGAATAATACTCGTCAATGTCTCTATTTAATACTTCTGCAAGTTTAGTTACACGAGACTTATCAACACCTAAAGCCGCCAGTTCTTTAACAGCTACGTTAGCGTTTGCTTGTGCGGCGGCTCGATTGGGAAACACTCCTTCAGCAACAGCTTGAACACGAGTTAGGATTGGACGAAATGAATCCCCTGCGCCTCCTGCGATAGTTGGACTAAAACCCTTATCTAACATGTCTCTAAACTGTTGTCTTATAGCTTCATTTTCAACTTTTCCAGCGGCAGTTATACCACGCGGTCCTTTTATAAAATAACCAAAAAGATTAGAAATGCCTCGACCTAAACCCTCACCTGCTGCACCAAAAATACCTTCGTAAGCCGAGTCTCTAGCAACATCCGCAAAAGACTGACGTTGAAGACCTTCAGCGTACTCAATACCTTCATCAAGCATCTTGCCACCAGCGGTTGCGGCACCAACTATGAACATACCAGGTAAAAATCCAACACCAGAAGCTGCAACACCAGCACCAACACCAGCCGCTATCGGTAGGGCTGTTGCGCCAGCAAACTCTTTTACATCGTTAAACGAAAAGCCTTCTTCGTCTACCGCAAGCTCACGGCCTTCACCCAAGCCAAGTTTGGTGCGTCCATCTTGTGTAAGGATGTGACGACCAAGCGCATCTAAACGGAAACCCTCGTCACCTACCACTGTCTTCAAATAGTTGGATTTTTCTTTGGCATTATCCATACGACCAAACTGAAAGCGCGAAAACCCAGCAACACTCCCTACCCCAGTTCGGTAATCGACACCTGGTTCTTTATAACTGCTAACATACTCGTCTTCTGTAAGTTGTTTACCAGAAACAGGGTCAACCCCAGCCAATCTGCGCTGACGAGCATAATCTCGTATTTCATCTTGTGACGCGGTAGCAAGGTCAATCTCAGCACCAGTTGGTTGTTGAGAGAAGAATTGTTGTGTAATGGCTTGTTCTTCTTCAGTAGTAGGAGCATCTCCGGCAATTTCTACAATCACATCACCTTGCGGAGTTTCAACGATTATATCTCCCATCAGGAAGCTCCCAATGCAAATCTTGGCATACCACCATCACCATCTTTAGGCTCTTGTCTAGCGTATCTAGCCGCTTGGCCTCCAGGAAGAGCCGAACCACTTATGTATTGTTGCAATCTGGCTTGATTCGGTTGTAACAAGCTATCTGCCGAACCAACCACCTGTCCCGGCAACGCCCTAGTTGAAAGACGAGTTTCAACTCCAGCCATAGTTGAAAGAGCACTTTGTTGATCCCTGCGAAACTGTTGAAGTAGACCCTGAAGTTGATTTTGTAATATATCCTCGTTAAGACTTGCTAAATTAAAAGAACCAGTGTTTGGATCAGTAATAGCAGAATCAACCACCGCACTCGACAAACTTGTTACATCAAAGTTTGAGATAGAGTTGGCTGACTGACTACCTCCAAAATATGATTTTATTAATAGTTGAAAACCTTTTTTAACATCTTTTTCAAAGGCTTGTTTGTTTGTATAATTTTTCGGCGTTGTAAGTCCTAGTTGATTAGAAAGTTTTTGTCCTAAATCTTTTGCGCCACCCTGCAAGCCTAAGATATCATCACCATTTTCGGTTAGATTTACGAGAGCACTTTCAATATATTTTGTGCCTATCTCTCCTGCAATGTATCTATCTGTTGCTTTACCATAAATTTCAGATTCTGCACGTTGACTCTTGTCAGTGAGAACCAATTCTTTTCTTTGTGCCGCAAGTATAGCGTTTATACCTTTTTGCTTATCAGCCGCAGCTTTTACCATTTCTAAATGAAACGATTGATTTCGTAATTCTGCTGGTAACTGTCCACCGTTAGCCATAATGTCTGTCATTGGAATACTTAATGTCTGACCCTCTTGGAAGTTTACTTTTTCTCCCGCAGCGTTTGTGTATGATCCCGCACTGGTTGCGACCAAGTTACGGAAAGTACGCTCATCCGCTCTCTGTTGTGTTCGTAGTTTGCTATTTTCACCTAAACCGTATTGCATAGCAGATAGTTTAAGTTGACGGTTAAACTCGTCCTTCTTTGCCTTGTCCTTAATCAACATGTCCGCGCCATCACTCATGGCAGATGCGATATTTTCAATGGCTCGAGGGCTTTTACCCGCTGCCATGGCAAAGCCAATTTTGGCAAGTATCAAACCGCTATCGGCACCCTCGTACCCCGGTGCCTTGTCCATAAACTCTTTGATAAACCCATCCAGAGTGCTTTGTTTCTCTTCTTGAGTCCCCTTGTTTATGACATCGTTAATTTCTTGTTGAGTATTTGGTGCGCCCGTAACACCAGAACCTTCACCCGTGCCCGTGCCCGTGCCTGGTGTAGCATCATCCTCGCCACCATCATCAACGGTTGGCTTTGTCTCTATGAGAGGATCTGGCTGTTCATCTATCTTAACAGCATCAGGATCCACATCATCTACTGGTATTAAATCTTTCCTTGGTTCAACTAAATCATCAATTGACTCACCCTTAACTCTAACGGTTTGTGAACCAGGTGCCGCGTTCATAATCTCTACTACATCCGCTACTTCTTGATTCTTTTGAAAGCCAGATAACTTAGCTAAATCAATGCCCGTTGAGTCTACTTTACCAGATAAAAGAGCCTCAGAAAGAACTGTAGGAACAGAGATCTGACGATTATTAATTTGTTGTTTTACACAGTC